CATTGACATTGATCGGCGCGCGCGCCGCTGCCCGCAAGGCGGCGATGTCGCGCCGTGCCTTGGCAAGGCCGGCATCATTGACGTTCAGAGTCAGTCTTTGGCTGCGCAGCACTGCGATATTGCGTGCCAGCGTATTGAGTTGCTTGTTAGCGGCGGTCAGTCCGCGTGCATCGACGTTGATACCGACCCGGATCGACTTGAGTGATTTGGCCGTCGCGAACAGCTTCTTGAGTGCAGCGTTGATCTTGCTGATCTGCGCCGTGCTCTGGTCGTTGACCCTGAGTGTTGCTTGTTCGACGAATGATGCCATTTACCTTGGTTTTCCTCCGGCGAGTATCATTCGGTTTTTCATCTCGAACCCATGAATCTTCTGGAAATTCATGATGCGAAAAGTCAGCTGCCTGATGTTGAGTGACCTTACGTCGCCAGCCGACGCCGAATAGTAGCGATAATGCTCGACAGCTTCGGCTACTCGTCTGGCGACTCCAGAAAACGCGGCAGAATCTCGTTCATGATAAAGACGCCGTCGGAAATCGTGATGGCGTCCAACGCCCAGGTAGGCAACGCCGTCAGCGAAGTGCCGAGCGGCTTGCCGAGTTTTTTCACCAGCTCAACGGCCTGCAACACGCCGTTATCGGCCGCCATGACATCCTCGATATCGCCGTAGGTGCTGGCGTGAAACTCCAGCTCGGTGATCGCTGGCTTACCGGCGCCGGTCGGGATTGGCGTACCCAGCTCGTAGGTGATCGCCTTGTCGATGCCGTCGCCATCGCGAACGATCTTGCCGACCGGCGCTTCATTGGCGTCAAGCCGGGCAATGATGCTGCGCGCGTCTGCAATCGACAGCTTCGGAATGTCCAGGACGCCGACCGGCATCACCGTGCCGTTGATGTAATACTGCACCTGCCTGGCCATCCGCACCCGCCGCATGCGCGCCAGCCAGGCCTCCGGCTCTTTCATACCTTGCGCTTCGGCGACCACTTTCGAAAACGTCTGGAACGTCATCGGCCGCACCACCGCGCCGTCGATGACGTTGTCGCCAAGCTGGAATGAGATCGGAATCTTCTCCAGCTTGGTACCGTTTGCTTTTCCCTCTGCCATGACGCCGCTCCTATGCCGCCACCGCGAAGGTTGGCGTGATCGGATTCTCGGTCGAGTCCAGCGTGCCCTGCGGCAGCATTTCGTCGATCTCCTTGAATGTGATCGTCATGGTCACTTCATGGGTGTCGGACTTTTCGTCACCGGTCCCGGTGCCTTTGACGCCGGAATAAACCAGGCCGTTGTAGTATTCGACCTGCAGGTTGACGTCGCTGCAGCCCTGATACATTGCCAGCGGGATCCTGATATCCCGGATGACCTTGATCTCGACCTCCGGGTTGGTTGGCTGCCGTTTGACATAACCTTGCGGCAGCGGATCATTGTTGTAAGGGCACAGCCGCCAGGTCGGCAGATCTTCCGAACTCAGCTTGTGCGCAATCGGACCATAGACGGCGTCAGTGTCGCAGTCCTTGAAGGTGAGCAGAATGTTTTTGACGCCTACCTGATTCTCGCAAGTCATGGGGGTCTACTCCTTTCTGTCTGTCAGGCGGGACGTCAGCAATTGCTGAGCATGGCCGGTTGCGCGTTGATGATGATGTTGGTGATGCGGACCGGCGGTCGATAGGTGAAGTCGATCCACAGTTTGCCGGGGATACCCTGGCACTTCGGCGCCACCTCGAAGTCGGTACGCAGGACAATGTCGCGATCGATGTCCTCGAACTCCGAGAACAGGATGCCGACCTGGCTCTTGGCCCAGGCCCGGAACTGACCCTGGATCAGCTTCGGATTGGTGCCGCGGATGCCGGAGGGGATCGTGGTGTTCTTGGTGAACAGCCCGAGCCCAACCACCTGCCCCAACGCAATCGCCGCCGCGTCGGCCGTAGCCGCTGCGAGCCGCCGCGAATTCACGTTCCACCACGTCGCATTGAGCCGGCCGTTTTCATCGTACCGGTTGTTGGTAGAATCGTTGACGATCATCGGCTGCGTCATCGAGCCGGTACCGCCCTGCAGCGGGACCGTGACCACAAAGCCGGTGGCCTGCAGCAGCTGCTGCTCATCGAACGTGAAGCATTGGAAGCAGGATTCCGGCTGGCGCAGACACGCCAGGACGCCAAAGTTCGGGCCCTGGATCGACATCTCCGGATTGTCGACGGTCGAGCAGCAGCTCAATGCAGCGTAGGCCGCCACCTTCATCCAGCCAGCACTCGGATCGGTGCAGCAATGCGCGAGCCGCGACACCTCGGCAGAGTTGGTGTCGGAGGCCATGATCTGACCGAGCGTGCCGTAGTTATAGGTATAGCCGTGACCGAAACATTGCGGCTTCAAGCATGACCATGCATCGGCGATGTAGGCGATCATGTTGTCTTGCCACTTATCTTCGGCGTACAGCATGCCGATGCAGCAATAGCAGCACTCGCCAAGGATCGCCGAATAGTCCAGCATCGTTGCCGGTCCGTTCGTTCCCTGCACGCTCTGCACGATCTCGGCGTCGACACCCATCGGCGCGTAGTCGCGGCGATTATGCCAGTTATAGATCGGCATGATGCAGTTACCGACGCTACCCTTGTTCTTGGCGGTCAGGGTGACCACCCCGAGCGCGTGCGTCACCGTGAACGGCAAGCCAGCCTCAGCAATGAGGTTGTCTGCCACCGCGGTTGCGATATCCGCCTCGGTATCGCCCTCGACGATCCGGGTCGACGTATTGTACCGACCATCCGCAATGAACAGGTCGATCCTGCCGTCGCTGGTAGCCGGGCCCGTGAAGGTGATGGTGTAGACCGCCGCCGCGGTGCCGCCCGCGCTGGCATCGTCACGCGGCAACGCATAGAACTCCATCGCCTGGTTCGGACAGCAGCCGAACCCGGTTTTGAGACCTTCGGCGATGATGCTGCCCTCGCCGAACAGCAGATCGACATCGCGCAGGCTCGGGATCTTGATCAGCTCATCCACCTCGGCGGTGCCGGTGTCGAGCATCTGGCCTTCGAGCAGGATGCGGCACTTGCTCGGATAGGCATTGAGCGAAGGGTCAAAACAAATCCGGATTGCGCCGGACCGCAGGCTATCAATCGACATCTGGTCTACTCCTTTGCGGTTCTGGCGGTTTACTCGCGCGCCGGTTTCGGGGATTCAGTCGGAGAATCGGGACGCGGGCCGGTGGCGCGACCACCACCCGTCGGGCGTTGGCGTGAGGCCATCTCGCCCTGCAGCTCGACGTCCTCCCAATGATTGATCAGGCGACGGACGTAGGGCGTGTCGGAGACCGGCACGAATTCGTCATTCGAGATCTTCCTGCCCTCGTTATAGGCCACGCGGCCCGGACGAGCTTTCACATAGATCGTGGCCATTGCGGGCCTCCTTGGTTGCTGGGGAATGAAGCCTACTTGCACGGGTCGCATCGTTCGTCGTCTTGCTCCGGACATTCCGGATCCGGAATGCAGCCTTGTGGCGTGCACATCCGGAAACCAATCTCGTCGACGATATCGTTCGCGGTGCTGCGATCGGTGCGACACCATTCGAAAGTCGCGAGGAAGGTAAAGGTCAGCTTTGCAGCATGATGATCAGCCTCGACATGGAGGCCGCGATAAGCGACGTGCTCACCGTTCGGACCGCGCCAATCCAGAAAGCCATCGATCAGCTTGTTGCGAATGAACTCATACGGGTAATAGCTCCAGTACGGCGTCACCTTGCCGCCCGATGTGACTTGCTCCGGCGCCATCCAGAATTCGATGATGAAAGCATCGGTGATCTTGAACTGTTCGCTATGACTGCGCAGCAGCTGTTCACCGATCGATTGCGTGAACGCCACCAGTACCAGCGGCAAGGTCGGGACGTATTCCTTGTTGACGTCGATGTCGCTGACCGCGATCGAGCGCGTGGTACCGTCCGGACTCTTGAGTTGCTGGTAAAAGATCTCGCCAACCCTGGCGGCCACTGCCGGCAGGAAGCGCGTTTCCTGAGATACCAGGGCATCCATTGCTACAGCCTCGACCATTCAACCCAATGACCGAGCCGCCCCGCCTTGACGCCAGCCTTCAACGCGTCATCGCTCATCTTGCGGCGAGCCATCCTGGAGGTGCCTTCGCGCAGGAATTTCGAGTACCGCATGTTGCTGCCAATCGTCATCGATACGTTGGTCACCTCAGTACGGATCGAGCCTTTGAGATTGCCGGTACGAATGTTTGGCCAGGCGCCAGGCGCCGAAGCCGGCGGATAGTTACCCATGCCGCCCTTGAACGCCGTTTCCGCGGCATGCGCGAC